GATGTGGTCATTAATGTGTTGAATAGCATACATTCTCCTTAAAATTAAAGCAAAAAAAAAGGCACCAAAGAGGTGCCTAAAGGTGCTAGGAACTAGGCAGTTCTAGCGAGTCTTAATAGCGATACCTGGAAGGCTACGCTTGTCGGCTACAGCCTGACTCCAGTTAGCAGAAGCTGCTAGCTGTGCATCAGTAGGTGATACTTGGGTTGCCCAAGCCATACCTTTAACAGCTAAGTTATAGCTGAATTCACCGTGGTAACGCATTACCAAGTTATCAAGTCCTGTTACAGGCTCGATTATGATAGTACGTTCTTCTGACTCTTTAACGATAGCTGAATCTTCAGTTAAACCGAAAGTCCAGTATACATCGTCCGTAGAGGCTACAGAAGAGCCAGTAGGGGCGAAAAGAGATGGGGAGTCAGTAACAAGTACCGGACGACCGAAAGTAGCTGGGTTACCCTGATACAAGGCTCCTGCTGTAACTTCCAATAGCTTATCAGTGATCTGGCTACCGATTAGGTCAAAATACACCTTAGAGTGCATAACCCACAACTTAACTCGTGAAGCTGCATCACCGAACAGTGCTAAACCTGAGTTTAGAACACTTGAATCCATACCGGCTGCTGTGCCATCGTATACTACTTCCGCAGCAACACCTGCTACAGAGTAAGAACCGATTAAACCAGAGATTGCAGACTCTAAGTAAGCGCCTTGAATTTCAGGAGCAGACTGCTTACCCAAAACAAAAGCCATCTCACCGATGTCACGACCCATTTTCTTGAAAGAATCAAGAGTGTTATCGACAGGGCCGATAGACTTGTCTACCTTAGCGTTCTTCAACTCACCCTGCTCTAGCTTAGTAGCTGTCTTAGCAGAAGTAGAAGTTGGATCACGATCAGAAATCAAGCCAGTAGGAACTTTGAAGAAAGACTCCTGCTCGAATTGACCACGAAGACGCTCAGGGATGATGCGAATCGCACCTGCTGAAGCGTCATTAAATGCGTTTACATTGCGTTCCAATACTTCAAATGCACCAGCAAAAAACTGTGTCTGGTAGACTTGCATATCGGAAAGAGTACCAATAGCCATGATAATATTCCTTTATATTAGTAAGGTATTTTAGCGAACTCATCAAAGCCGATTTGGGCTACGAGTTCAGCTTTCTCTTTTGAAGTCATCTCGGAACGTTTAGCTTTTCCGTTCTGACCGCTTGGTTTCCCGTTTGATTGCATCCCGCCACCAGATTTACCTGTAGAGGGAAATGCTCCAGAGAACGTATCACTGGCTTTCATCTCTTCTACAAGTTGTGATAAAGACATAGCTGATCCACTTGAGTCTCCCACTCTAGGATTGCCTTCCTTATCTATAACATCGACAAAATAATTCTGTCCATTCTGTCTGAGTTTAGCTGCGGCCTTTACATGTGGCATGAGCATCACTACTGTGCTCTCGTTACCACCGGCCTTAATAATTGCTTGTTGGGCTTGGTTATCCACCATAATTGATTCAAGAGAGCCCTGTAACAGTGTACTTCTGGACTTCTCTGCATCTAATTCTTCAGTGTGCTTCCCAACTATCTGATCAATCTTCTTCTGAGACATCGAATCTGCTAATTTCTGAGCTTCACCGTTGATATCCGTATTCTGTAGAGTGGCTAATTCGCTTAGAGAGTTCCGTACTGAGTCAGGATCTAAATCTCCATAACCCTTTAACTTAGTCTCAAAATCGTTAGCTCTGCCTCTTTCCTTCCCTAGTGCAGACTTCAAACCATCTACATTCTCTAGGCTAAAACCGTTTGTTGGTTCTACATCTAAGATGAAGTTCCCTGACTCGGTTTTACGGTAAAGACCTTGCTGGTCTTCTGGTAATGTGCTGATATCATCAACTGCTGCTGCTATTGGCATTTTCAAGATCCCCTTGATCGTCTTCATTTGGTGGCATCTCACCACCTGTTAATGAGTCGTCAGTAACTTCTGGAGCCACTGGCTTCTCAGGTTCTTTTAGGTCTGAAGAATCTGACAGCTTCCCGCGTCGTTGTAATTCAGCCTGTAGTACAGAGACTTCCATGAGCCCCTTATCGTGTAATGCTATTAAATTAGGTATGTCATTGGCATCTAGGTGTAAGTCCAACCCTTCGCCTATAGTTACATCAGCTTCAGAGGCATCTACGTCTAGCCATTCCCCAGCTAGCTTATAACCTTTCTCAAAACCCTCTTCCAGAGCCCGTGTAATCGCTTCTAGGACTGACATGGACTTAGTATCATCTAAGACCTTAGCTGTAGCTGTTTGGCGTCCAGAGGCTTTCTGTACAAGTAAGTCAGCACCCATAGCAATCATCTGCTTCTCTAGGGTCGCCAAGGCAGCGTGTAGTGCTGCTATAGACTGGCCTGTGTGCTCTACATATCTTAAATTGGCGTTCTCTGAGGTAGTTGTAGTTAAACTAGCTACTTTGACCTCAAAATCCCCTGTTTCATCTTCCCCGAAACCAGATCCGAATAGGATAGGGACATTAACCACATGCTCAATGTTATCTGCATCTGATTGTTTTTGATAGTGTTTTAGGTTCAACCAAGCCAGTTCTTCCAAGAGTGGCTCTGCTGTCATCTGGCCAGTCTTATTAGCGTAGACTGTGACAAGGGGTACTTTTCCTAACGTATTAGGTATAGTCTCGTGGATCTGCCATCCCTGAGCAGACTTTCCCCCATCCTGAAGTCTGTATAAGGTGATAACATCCGGTTCTATTACACGTACCTGATCTACCACCTTTTCTCCGAAATCACCATTCTTTTCAATGACTTCTTCATAAATTCTTGCTTGGATAAGAACCCCATTAACCATTACCCAACCTATTAAGTTTAGGGGGGATACACGAGAAAAATAAGGTCTTAGACCCAATTCCCGCTCTTGCTTGAGGTTTTCTACACCTTCTGGCATAGTTGGGTGGTCTACTAAGAAATGACTTAACCCATAATCCAACTCATCTTGGGTTAGCTGTACACCTAGTGCTGAGAGAGACTCACCTTCATTGGTGGCATCCTCTTTGATGTACTCTAATTCTTCTGGAATCCCATCTACTAGGATAGGATCTATAAAAGGTAGTGAGGCTAGGCTCTTAATTGTTCTGGAGTACGCACCATACAGGATAGTTCTGCTTAAACGCTTATTGTACTCTGTAGTATCTTCACTGGGCTCTTGAGGTAGGAACTTAGTGCCTGCCTCCCTCATGCCTAACGTACCAGATCTCAAATAGACCGGAAGCTCCCAGTGCCTGAACATATCCTTGTACGCCAACGAGGTCTCACCCGCACTTCCCTCAGTCACTTCAGATGACATAGCGGGTAGAACGATTCGGGGAAGAACTGTAGAACGTGTAGAGAAAGAACTTGACGTACTCATTGACATTTGGTATAAGCCCTCATTTATAACCGGACTCTATCACAGCCGAATCCGCGTGTCAAGCATTATTTCATTTATTTTTAATCACCCATATAATAGTGCCTGTGTACACTGCACTGTGGTTTATCAAAACCATAAAGTGGTATCAACCATAGTGAGTGGTTAAAACCCGTATAGAGATACATCCCATGGATGTGTCTTAGGGTTCAACGAATGCCTTGTGTCTCTTCAGAGACATATAAAACCAATAAGAGACTTATATACATCATAAGAGACTTATATGTACCTTTTAGAGGTATATAACCGTCATTATGGTTCATATACTGTCCTTTAAGGGGTCTTATGGTCAATATACTGATCAATTTACAATTGATAGAGGTATGCCCTTTAGAGATGGGTTAAAAGAGTATTTGTTTTTTATACTTGGTATGGGGTTTACAAGCGTATGTTGCTTACGCTATACTAAACACATTGTTTCACTGGTGTAGAACCATAGAGAGGGTATCAGATTCTAAAGGAGATGTCAATACTGGGGTTGTGTACAGTGGTTATACAGTGTTCATTACTGATGTACTGGGTTTAAAGTGTACAAAAGTGTGATAATACCGCCCTTTTATGTACCATAAAGTGTAATAGAGGTAATTACTGTATACAATACCAGTTGTTTAAAGTACATAGTGTGGTAGTATGGGTTAACTTTAAATAGTGTTGAAAAAGAGAGTAGATTATGAGCAAAGGTGAATTAGTATTAATGCAGAGGTACGTCCCCACAAAGGCTGAGTACCGATTGGCATTAGAACGGACGGGAGCCACATCTGGGAGTGTAATGCAGCAGACTTACGATGCAGCTACAATCGTAAATAAGGCCATTATTATAGCAATGTATGGGTGATATATGAGTGAGATAACTTGGGGGGATAACGGGGAACCCCGCCCCACCACAGATAAATACCTGGATGGGTGGGATAAGATCTTTGGGGACAAAGAGCCCCATCAGGATACCGACTCAGACATAGACCTACTGGATTTGGAGGACAATCATGCAAGATTTCACAATGTCACAATACAAGAACCTTGAAGACCTCTACAAAGCCAAGGCTGAGTATTGGGAGAGATTGTTCATGGAGTTAGCGGCCTATGATTTTGAGAATGACCCCGACTGTTGTTTTGACACCTTATCAGAGCACATTGCCGACCTAATAGACCGAATGGAGGGTTAGACCTCCCCAGTGGTTAGGAACCTCTTGAGGACATCCTTAGGAGTTCCTAGACCATAAGTCCTCAGCAG